ATAGACGGGGCTTGGGGTGATACAGACATCTCAGGGGAAGATGCATCAGTTCAGGCAGTTTGTAATGCTGTATGGACAAGTGAAGTAAAAACAGCGTATGAAACATTTGCGGATAGTCAAGAAGAGCTATAATGGCTAGACCAACTGCAGCAGAAGTGAAGGCTCAACTCGACACGCACGAGGCAGTGTGTGCAGAGCGTTGGAGCGAGACCATTGCAAGGATTAAGAGGTTGGAGCTTATTATTATAGGCTCCGGCGGTTCTATCATTCTTCTTTTACTTAGTATCGCGCTGGGGAGCTAGGCATGGTGGAGCCAGTTGCCACAATCATTGGTGGTCTGGCGGCAGCGCGACAGGCTGTCAACTTTCTCAAGGCAAACGTCGAAGTTTTTAACGATGCGGCTGAGGTCGGCAGACAGGTCGGCAACATCTTGCAAGGCTTTGATGAGTTCAACAAAGCACGCAGCGACACCAAGATGGCAGCGAAACTAGGGATCAAAGACATCGCGTCTGAGATGATTGAGAAGCGTCTTTTAGACGAGGAACTCGAATACCTTCGTTCCCTCTTGGTGTCACGTTTTGGCTCGCGATTTTGGGATGAGATTCTGCAGACTCGTGCGACAAGAATCAGAGAGCAGAAGGAGGCAGAGAAGAAGGCGAGGGCAGCTGAACTGAAGAAGCGCCAAGAGCTTGTTGGTTTAATGAAAGCGTTGGGCATTGCGCTGGGCGTAGCGCTCACCTTGGGCGCCATACTTTTGGTTTTGTTTTTAAAGGAATAGATATGGACAACTGGAATCACTACGAAAAATATTTTCTACAAGACGAGTTTGCATGTAAGTGCGGGTCATGCGGTAGTCTGGAAGAGATGGACGAGCATTTTATCTCAAAGCTGTTCGACCTGCGCGAGCGAATAAACAGACCGCTGGTTATTACCTCCGGGTTCCGTTGCTCGCTGCACCCCCAAGCGTTCAGACCTTCCGGTCAGTCGTCGACTCACCACCTCGGCATCGCTGCCGACATACGAGCGACTAACGGCGGGGAGCGTTACCAGATTGTAAAGCACGCGATAGCTATGAACTTCCAAGGCGTGGGCGTAGCTAAATCGTTTGTGCATGTGGACCTAGCGTCAGACTTAGATTACCCACGCCCTGTAATTTGGACATACTAGGAGATTACAATGTTGCAAAATTTAATAGGCCCGATTGCCAGTGTTGCCGGCAAGTGGATGGAAGGCCGGCAAAGAAAAGCCGAGCTGAAGGCAAGAGTCGAAGAAGCCAAGGTCAATGCGAAGGTCAGGAAGATAGAGCAGGACGGTGACTGGGAAATCGAGCAAGTCAAGGCAAGCCAAGACTCGTGGAAAGACGAGTTGTGGACGGTTTTCTTCGTCTTGTTGCTATCAGCGTGCTTCTATCCCCCGGCCCAGCCATACATCGAGGACGGGTTCAGATTTTTAAGAGAGGACTTGCCGGAGTGGTTAAGCTGGTCCATCATGGCGAGCATCGCCGCAAGCTTCGGCCTTAAATCAATAGGAAGGATTAAAGGATAATGGCTTACAAAAAAAGTAGTGGGTACAGAACACCAACTAAAAAGAGAACCAGTATAGGTAGCTCGTCACGCTCAAGCGTAAAGAACAAGAGCGCCAAAATGTCGAGCAAGCGATACAACCGGCAAGGTAAATAAGAAGGGGGCTAGTCGCCCCCCTCCATAATCTCGTAACTGCGGGCGCTGCCGTACACACGGCCCAGCTTCTTGCGCCGCACCAGCTGCTCGGCCCTCGACTGCGCGGCAGTCTTGCTGATGCCAAGCAGCTCGCCCATCTCCCGGACGCTTGGGCTGTAACCATTCAGCTGCTGGAACTCTCGGAGCTTCTCCAAAAATTCTCGTTGTTTCTCGGTGATACCCATCAATCACGTTCCTTTATCTGCAGCTTATTTAACCGGATGACACGAGCCTCCTTGGCGGGTGTTACCTTCTGGGGCTGTGCCTTGTACGAGCGCATAGGCCAGTTAACTTCGACGACCCGGTTGCCAACAGAAGCTTCAGCTTTCTCATGCAAGCCCATAGCTTCTTTGAGTATAGCTTCCTGCTCGTTGATTATTTCTTCAGCAGCCTTGACGTCCTCTCGTGCCCTGACCAGAAGCTCGGCAGCTTCGGCAGCGCCGTCAATATTGTTTAGGTTTACGACGTCAGCCCCGTCGTCTACTTCAGGATACGCTACGTTGCCGTCATCACTTGACACCAACGGGTAGTAATCCCCATCGCGTTTGCGAATCTCGAACTCGTCGATCGCGTCGGCAATGCGTTTACACAGCTCGTCGTCACGTTGATACACAAAGACGCGCAGCTCGACTCCGCGATACAGGACACACACAGCACCCCAATCGAGACCCGTAATCATCATTTGCCCTTGGAGCTGCAGAGGACCACGATGTGGCGCCGGCCTCTCTTCGGGCCGGGAGCTGGTGAGCTTTGCCTCCAGCACACCCCAGCCCTCCGCGTGGACTTCGTCAGACCCAATGACATAGATGCCGTTATCCGGGTCAGTCGTTATCGTTGCGCCGTCAAGCCGGGCCTTGCCGATGCCGTCCAAGGAGCAAGCAAAGTTGAGGTATGGGTGCCAATCCGCGTCCTCGATAAAAAGGTTTGTGTCGACCAAGCCGAGACGTTCTGCAGCTGTCTCAAGTATTGTGGGCTCGAGTCTGTCGCCCCAAGCCATAGCTTCATTCTGCTCGAAGCGTGGAGCCGGGTCGCCGTTTTCAGCAGCGATACATTTACGCAGTAACTCGTTTTGAGTTTCGTATGGCGATAGCCCGAGCAGCGCCGGGACACGCGAAGCGGTGACAATATTGTCAGGTGTAAGTTTACCAACCATTATAATTTCCTTTCATTTCAATGATTGCAGAGTCGAGTGCTGGTGCAAACTGCAGCAGCACAAAGCCAACAGCAAAGATGCTGATTAGAGCTATAATTTCACATAAGACCGTAATAAATTTTTGCATGACTACATCCTGTAATAACGTCTAATCACACATGACTGACTCGTTTGATATTCAACTCGAGCGTCGTGCATCTTGTAGGTGCGAAGGTAATTATCGCGCCCGATTTTCATGTCTTCAGTTGTCTCGCCGACAATCTCAACACGCATCCACTTACCGATGTCGGGAAGCTTATAGGTTTGATACATTGGTTTAGTCATTTACAAAGTCTCCAATAAATTAGACACGCTCTGTGCGTACCACTTGCGACCGTTAACGGTCTGGATACCCGCCTCGTTGAGACGGGTGGCGATGGCACGGAGTGACGCCCCAGCGTCACGCAGTGCCGTTACGATGGGCATCGCTTTCTCAGCGACAGCCAGCGTCTTGTCACGCCGGGCAGCGGCAGAAGCCAGACCACCGGCGCGTGGATTAGGTGAGCCAAGCTTGACACCTCGCTCGCGTGCAGCAGCAAGGGCTTGCTTGGTGCGGCGTGATATCTCCTCACGCTCATGCTGCGCGACAACAGCCCGGACACCAAACTCGAGTGTCCCGGCGTTGGGCATATCAGCAGCAACGATGTCAACACCTGCCTTGCGTAGCGTCAGAAGGAACGCAGCGTCGCGTGACAGGCGGTCAATCTTAGCGATCAATATCGACGCGCCCGTCTCCCTGCAAAGCTCAAGAGCAGCCTCGAGCTGAGGCCGGTCGTCACGCTTGCCGGACTCAACTTCAGTGAACGAGTGGACGATGTCGTCAGCGTATGGCTTGACGAGGTTGTGCTGCGCCTCGAGCCCAAGACCGGATTGGCCTTGGGCTTTTGTCGAGACGCGATAGTAAGCAACATATTTAGTCACAGTCTTTGTCCTTTATCGTTGCAACGTAATCACCATTGGGCAACATGCCAAAGCCTGTCACCTTGCAATGCCAATACTTTTTGTAAATGTATTTGTCGGCAAGCTGACGAGCTTGTTCAGCAGGGTTGAGGCTGTAGTCCATTGGCTCGATTAGACTGCCGGCATCCGTGAACGCTTTGAAGCGGCTCCCGCGATGATTGGTCGGGTTGAGATATCTGATTTGAATCGCTTTCATATTAGTCTCCATAGTGTACAGACCACTGCTCAAATGCAGGGCCGTCGTTGTGGTGGTCGGACTGCGCCCAAACCTCTTGCTCCAAACAGGGCTCGCAAAAACCCTGCTCCTGACATGCGGCAGGTTCATTCTTCAATGACTTGCCACAGCTATCACATTCTTCAAACATACTTTTGTCTCCTTTGTCCTAAGTAT